GGGCAATTTCAGTCCCATGGAGTACACGAAACCAATCATCTGGCCAAGCGCTGGACGGAATACAACATACTCCTGATAGGCGACTGCGCATATATGCGCTAGCAAGGATCATCCGAACCGGGATTGAAGCAAGGCTTCGCCCGAGACGACGACCCATCTCTAACCCCTGATTGGGAAAGACGATAAATCCAAGGTCCATCAAATGTGCAAACAAATCGATGGCGTGGCCAGAACTCCGAGTAAAGCGTAATAGCTCACGCCCGGAAATCCCAGATAGGTCACCAACATGTGGGGACACTACCCGCTTCGCGAACTCAATGAGCCCCTTATCCGAGATAATTGATTTACCTTGGTTAATGGGAACTCCTAAGTATCGCATAATGGACACATATTCGTCGGCTACACTCTTAGTGAGGATGACAATGTCATCTCCTAAGAGGGCATACAACGGAAACCATCCCTTCCAACCCGTTCGATAAGCAGCAACCTGCACAATAATGTGATGGCTAACTGCGAGTATCGCCCAGGAAGAAAGTGCTCCCATCGGCTGTCCAACGGCGTATTTAATCGCGCCGCAGGCCGGGTTGGTGTATGAGCGAAGCGTCATTAACTGACGCCAAGCCCATGCTAACAACCAGGACCCTGAGAGATTCATAAGAATCTGCTCCTGGAGAGCTACCGGGAGACGATCTGTTGCATTAGACAGATCAAAGCTGAAGGATGGATACCCCAAGCGGGCAAAGTCCAGAAGGGGTCCAATGGGCCCCATCTGGTCAAATGTCCCGTCTTGAGGAATCCGGCGGAGAACATCGAACAAGTAAAGGTGTAATGATCGTAGGGCCCACTGGGACCAATAATCAACCACCCCAACAATTCGACGTTTTCCTCCTCCATCTTTCGCTAGAACGGAAAGCCGTCCTAGCGGGAATCGCATTCCTCGATACCGAAGGATTAGAGCGACAGGCAGAAGTAAGTGAGACACGATCACTAGCCATAGAGCTAGTAACCGCTGTCCGCTTGCCCAAGTGTACACAGTAAATACCACTAAAAGTAGTGGATTTAATGAGTACCCAAGGATGTCTTTCGCAGAACCCCAAAGGGACCAGGGATGATTAGGCCCTGAAGATACATTTACCCATGGTACTACATATCCCAGACGGAATGTAGGCATGGTAAAGTTCTTTAATACGGCCACGATCTCCTGATCGAAGAGTGTTTGACTCACCCCCGAAAACGGTGAAGTAATCGAGGAGAAATCAGGTTTTGCACCCTTCCAG